TAGCATTGGTGCACAATCTTCAGCAGCTAGAATTACAGCAGGTTCAGGTGATAGATTAGGATTAGGTGCAGGTAATACTCCTGATATTTTAACTATTGCATCAGGTGGCAACGTTGGAATTGGAACGACTTCGCCTGATACTATGCTTCATCTGTCTGATACTTTAGGTAATGCTGTTATAAGATTAGAGAGAAACGATACTGGAATAGTTAATGGAGACCAGTATGGTGCTATAGAATTTGAAGGGCAAGACATCAATACAGATGCAAGTGGTGTTCGTGCTTCTATAAGAGCAAAAGCCACAGCATCTTTAGGTCAAACAGCATTAACATTTTCTACCGCATCAAATACCGCAACAGAATCTGAACGTATGAGGATTGATGCTTCAGGCAACGTTGGAATTGGAAATACTAATCCTTCTACAGCATTAGACGTAACAGGTGATATAACTTTAGGCGACACAAACCCAACAATAACTTTTAACGATTCAAGTGTTACTAATTTAAGCCACACCATACTATCATCAAGCGATAATTTGCGATTAGCTGTAGACGTTAATGGCGTTGATGCTGGTTCACGAGTTGAAATATTTGATGGCTCTACTGAAGTAGCAAGATTCTCTGCTGGAGCAGTAGACGTAACAGGTACAGTAACTGCTGATGGAATAATAAATGATGCAACTCAGTGGATTAAGTTTGATAGTGCCAATACTTTCTTCTCATCAGCAGCTCTTGGTTTGTTAATTCAAACACCATCAGGTAATGAAAATACAATTTTTAGAAACTCTGTTGGCTCAGAACGCATGAGAATAGACTCATCAGGCAACGTTGGAATCGGAACGACTAGTCCTTACGGTAAAACACATTGGCAGCAGAGTGGCACTGTTAATTTAATAGCAACAAATGCTGTTGCTGACGGTCAAGTAAACACAACCGTTATGTCTCTTATAGGTCAGGCTCGTAGCTATGGTAATAACATATCTAAACTAGCCAGCATTGATTTTAAAACAGACGCAACTCAATGGTATAAAGGCAATATAACATTTAATGTTGCTAATTTTGACGGTACAGACCCTTCAAAAACTCCCCTTGAAGCCATGCGCATCGACTCTTCAGGCAACGTTGGAATTGGAACGACTTCGCCAAGCAGAAAATTAGAAGTAAATGCAGGTAGTGCATCAATGGTGGCTCAGTTTAAATCTACCCTTACCAGTTCTTTTGTTTGTTTTTCAAATAGCTCGTCCACAGCAGACCAAGTAAGAATAGGCTCTAATGGCACAGCCCTAACCCTCAGTACAAATTATGCAGAACGCATGAGAATAGACTCATCAGGCAATGTGTTGGTGGGTAAGACAAGCTCTGACCTTGGTGCAACAGCAGGTATAGAATTAAATGGTCAATATGATGTAGGTTATTTTACACGAAGTGCTGAAAAAGCATTAGTTGTTAATCGTCTAAGCTCAGACGGCATCATTGCAGACTTTAGAAAAGACGGCACAACAGTTGGAAGTATTACTTGTGCTTCAGGTCGTTTAGCTATTGGTAACGGTGATACAGGTATAAAACTTGGTGATGCCGACAATGCTGTTATGCCTTTTAATGTTGCCACTAATGCTAATAGAGATGCAGCAGTTGATTTAGGTTATCACTCTGTTCGCTGGAAAGACCTCTACTTATCAGGCGGTGCTTATCTAGGCGGTACAGGTTCAGCAAACAAACTTGACGATTATGAGGAAGGTACTTTTACGCCTACATTAACAACTGATGGGACAGATTTTACAAGCGTTACTTATGATGCAAGAACAGGTGGTTCTTATACTAAAGTTGGTCGTTTAGTGCATTTTCAATTAACAGTAGTTACAGATGCAATTACAGTAGGTTCAGCTTCAGGTGAGGTTGTAATTGGTGGATTACCTTTTACACCCGCTACTGTATCAGGAGCAGGAACTGACCAATATACTGCTGTTTCTGTAACATTTGGTTCAAATTGGAATGCTGCTAACAACCCTACTTCAGCTAGAGTACATGAAACATCAGCATATATTAATTTGTATAGAGATGGCACAACAACAATAGCAGTTGCAGATGCACAAACTGGTGCTAATGATAACTATATTAATATTGCAGGAACTTATACAACAACATAACAATTTAACAATATACCTAGTGGATGCTAGGTACGGACAAAAGGAGAAAATAGAATGGCAATAACAAAAGAAATAATAGAAGATAAAATAGAAGTTGTAGGAGACTACAAAACTATACAGGTGCGAACAGCTACAGTCATCAAAGAAGATGGTGTAGAGCTTAGTAGGTCTTTTCATAGACATGCATTACAATGCACAGATGATATAATTAACGAATCAGCAGAAGTACAAGCAATTTGCAATGCTGTATGGACTGATGAGCTTAAAACAGCCTATCAAGAGTTTTTAGATAGTCAAAATACAGGAGAATAAAAATGAGTAATACATACAACTGGAATTGTAAAACAGTAGACGTTTATCCCACATACGAAGGAAACTCTGATGTAGTTTATACGGTTCATTGGCGACTAAACGCAGAGAGCGATCAACAAGATGCTGATGGTAATAACTATTCAGCTTCTGTTTATGGTACTCACAGCGTAAACGCAGACGATATTAGCGACTTTGTACCGTTTGCAGATCTTACCAATGACATAGTTACTGGTTGGGTTACAACAGGTATGGGCGAAGATGAAGTAGCTAATCTAAAGTCTGGCTTAGATGCTAAAATAACGGATGAAATTACACCAACATCTGTTACTAAAACCATAAGTTAACCATGGAAACATTAATAGAAATAGTTATACTAATAGCAGTTGTTGGGTTTATAATATATAAAAAGAAACCAGAATGGATTGAATTAGTAAAATCCAAATTTAACAAGTAAGCACTATGGCAGATACCTTTACAACCAACCTTAACCTTACCAAACCAGAAGTAGGAGCATCTACTAATACTTGGGGTGGTAAGATTAATACTGACCTAGATACTGTTGATGGTATTTTTACCGCAAATGGAACTGGAACTAGTGTTGGTCTTAATGTTGGTAGTGGTAAAACTATAACAGTAGCAGGAACTTTAACATCTACAGGAACAGCAACATTTACAACCGCTGATATTAATGGTGGTTCTGTTGACGGAGCAACCGTAGGTGCTAACTCAGCCTCTACAGGTGCATTTACTACTGTATCAACATCTGGTCTAGCTACTTTAAATAGCGTAACAGTAAGCGGTACATCTACCTTAACAACAGTAGATATTAACGGCGGTGCTATTGACGGCACACCAATAGGTGCAAACAGCACATCAACTGTTGCAGCAACAACCGTAACTGCTAGTGGTAATGTAAATACTACAGCAGGAGAATTACAAATTAATGGAACCAATGTATTAGAAAAAATATATCCAGTTGGTTCTATCTACATCAATGCAGCCGTAAGCACAAACCCAGCAACATTGCTTGGCTTTGGTACATGGGTAGCTTTTGGTGCTGGTAAAACTATGGTTGGCCTTGACTCTGGAGATACAGATTTTGATACTCTAGAAGAAACAGGTGGTGCAAAAACACATACATTAACAATTTCTGAAATGCCATCGCATGACCATACATCATTGCATGGTGCTGCTAGTAGCAGTAGTAGACCATCTGGGTTTACCGCAGTAACAAACTCATCAACACCTAATAACTTTTATGGTGGCACCCCAGACGATCCTTGGGGTTCAAGTAAAACATTGTCTACAGGTAGCGGTTCTGCTCACAATAATTTACAACCATATATAGTTGTATATATGTGGAAACGTACAGCATAGGGCTAAATATGGCTCTATTTCCAATTACACCCCCAGCAGGAATAATAAAAAACGGTACTGACTACGCTAACAAAGGTCGTTGGGTAGATGGTGATTTGGTGCGTTTTGAAAATGGTTATTTAAAACCATTAGGTGGCTGGGTTAAGTTTAAAGATAATCCAGTCGGCACATTTTATAGCGGTACCGTTGGCACAACCTCATCTAGCAATACATTAACAATAACTACAACAGTAGTTCATGGTTTGAGTGTAGGAGATACTATTTATCTTGAAAGTTTTGACGCAACAGGTGGCGTACCACAAGCAGAAATCAATACAAGTTTTAGTATTACAGACGTGCCAAGCACAACCACTTTTACAGTAAGCGCAAGCACTTCTGCAACATCAACAGCGACATCATCTGCTTCAACAATAATAAAAGCAGAAATACCAATAGGTATATATTCTTATAAAACTAATAATGGCGAAGAAGTTTTGGCTATAGGAACAAGAGCTGGGGTAAATGTTTTATATAACGATACCTGGTATGACATAACACCAACAGGATTTATAGGTGATGACGTTATTACATCTACTGGATATGGTGCATATCATTATGGTGTAGAAGATTGGGGAGATGAAAGAAGTACGTCAGCATTAAATTTTGACACTAAAAGTTTTTCTTTTGATAACTGGGGAGAGCATTTAGTTTTTTGTTTTGCAGGAGATGGTAAGTTATATCAGTGGAGGCCAGACGCAGGAGGCGGTAGTCCAGATACTATTGCAACACCAATTACCAATGCGCCAACAGGATGTCAGGCAGTTATTGTAAGCAATGAAAGGCATTTAATAGCCATAGGCGCAGGTGGAGATCCTAGAAAAATATCATGGTCTGACAGAGAAGATAATACTAACTGGACATCTACTGCTAGAAATACAGCAGGTGATTTGCAAATACCTACAGGCGGCAAAGCTAACTATGCTGTTAAATGGCAAAATGATATTATTATTTTTACCGATGTTGGTATTAACAGGCTTTACTATACAGGCTCTCCTTTTGTATACGGTATACAAGATGCGGGTATTAACTGTAAAGCTATAAGCCCAAGGTCAATAGTATCTTCTGGTAGTTTTTTATCATGGATTAGTGAAAACTCATTTTTTTCTTTTGATGGCACAGTCAGAGAATTAAAGTCAGACGTACACGATTACATCTTTGACAACATACAAGTTAATACACAGCAATCTACATTTGGCACACACAACATAGATTTTAATGAGATATGGTGGTTTTTCCCTGTGGGAGATGTAGACCAACTATCACCTAACAAGTATGTTATATGGAATTATATAGATAATGTTTGGTCTATAGGTTCTATGAATAGAAGTTGTTGGGTAGACCAAGGCGTATTTAATCATCCTTTGTCTTGCGACTCTAATGGCTTTGTATATGAACATGATAAAAGACCCTTGTTTAACTCTCCAAACTTAGGTGACCAAGTTCCGTTTGCTACCACAGGACCGCTTGAGATTGGCAATGGCGATAGATTGGCACAGGTTAATCAAATACTACCAGATGAAGAATCCAATAGCTTACCAGGCATTACAATAGGTTTTAAAGGCAAGAATACACCGCTAGGAACAGAAACAGACTTTGGTAACTTTACCTTTGAATCAGATGGTTATACCGATGCAAGGTTTACAGCAAGACAGGTATCTATGACAGTGACTGGTTCTTTAACTCAAGACTTTCAAGTTGGTAATATAAGATTAGACATAAAACCAAGAGGTAAACGATAATGGATTTATCCTCACAAAGACAATATATACAAAGAGCTGAAACAGCAAATGAAATACTTACTACTACAGATTTAACAACATTATATACAACACCAAGCGGCGATGACTTTACTTTTTCTATTGTTGAATCTTTTTTGGTTTGTGACCATGACAACCAACAAACCAATATAACAGTTACAGTAGTAAGCGGTGGAACAACTTATACTTTATTTAAAGAATATGTAATAACTGCCTATGATACAGAAGAGTTATTAAGTAAAAGTCTTGTCTTAAAACAAGGCGATGTATTAAAAGTACAAGCAGATCGTGCTGGTAATTTAACTATATATGCAAGTATTGTTGAGTATGGAAAAGGCGATTAAAAAGTCTTGGAAAGAAGAGTGGATTAAGTGTAGGCCTCTTATAGCAAAAGCTATAAAATATCAAGATTCCTATACAATCGATGATATAGAAGCTAAAATAGATGAAGGAATATTCTTATTATGGGCAGGACAGAACTCTGCTTTTGTAACAGAATTTGTAGTATTCCCGCAACACACTGCAATGAATTTATTATTTTGTGGTGGCGATTACAAAGAATTAGAGGTAATGTTGCCACACATAGAAGATTATGCCAAAGCGTGTGGAGTCAAAAGACTCTACGGCGGAGGCAGAAAAGGATGGACTAGGAAACTAAAACATCTAGGATTTGAAACAGAATATCTAATTAGAAAAGACTTATGAGTAAAGGAAAAACAACAACAACACAAGAAGCAACTCTACCAGATTGGCAGAAAGACTTGTATATGGACTACTATCAGCGTGCTAAAGAGGCATCTGATATACCATTTGCAGGTTATACAGGCGATAGATTCGTTGGTATGTCTCCAGAAGAAATGCAAATGGGCGCAGGAATACAAGGATTATTTGGTAGTGCTTTTGGTTATGACCCAACAGGACAGCTACAAGCATTGGCTGGTCAGGCAGCTCCACAAATGGGAGACGTGCAGTCTTTATTAGATGTAGACATAGGTGCATATCAATCACCATATCAACAACAAGTTATAGACCTAGCAATGCAGGATATACAAGAACAATCTGAAATGGCACAACAAAGAGCGCAAGAGGCAGCGATAGGCGCTGGAGCTTTTGGTGGCTCTAGGTCAGCGCTGTTAGAGACAGAAGCTACTAAGCCTTATGCACAGGCTGCCGCAGAAACAGCTGCTGGATTAAGACAGGCAGGCTATCAGCGGGCGCTGGGCGCGGCGGAGTCAGATATAGCAAGACAACAACAAAGAGCTATGTTTGCACCAGAGATGGAGCTAAGAAGCCGTCAACAACAAGCTGGTTTATTAAGTGGTTTACTGGGTGGACAGCAACAAGCTTTAGGCTTACTTGGTGGCTACGGTGCTTTATCAAGAGGATTAGGACAACAAGAACAAGACTTTGCTTTCCAAGAGTTTATGAGAGAGCAGGGCTATCCAGCATACTCATTAGGTTTATTAGGCCAAGGTTTAGGCATGATGCCTCAGTTAGTTGGTCAGACACAAGCAACACAATCATCACCTGGATTAAGCGGAATACTTAGCGGCGCAACTGGGTTACTTGGTTCGGCTTGGACTGGCGGATATAACCCATTTGGTTTTTTACCTGATAAACAAACTTAGGAAATTTATATGACAATTTTAAATAAACAACCATTTATAAACACAGGTTTGTTTGATGATATTAATAAAACAAATAATCAAATAAATTCTATGAATATACCACAGGCACCACAAGTGCCGCAGGTAGACCCAATGGTTAGAAGGCAAAGAGCTGGAAATATGATGCTTGCTTTATCAGACGTTTTAAGAGGTCAAGATCCTTCTCAAGGTGTTTTGCAAAGACAGCAAATGATAGCCCAACAACAGCAAAAAGCAGAGCAAGATAAACTTAACCAAGAATTAAATGCCGCCATTGATAGCTCCAATATTCCTGAATCACAAAAAACATTTATAAAAGCTATGGGCGTGCAACAAAAGTATGATGCTTTATATGGACAAAAAGCAGGGCAAAGAAAAATAATAAAAGCTGCTGATGGATATAATTATTATGCTGATACTGGTGAAAGAGTTTTACCTGGTGTCAAGAAAGAACCATCAATTGAAAGTCAGACAACAGATTACAAAAACTATTTGAATTCATTGGAAGAAGGAGAAATTCCAACTGGTGCAGGATTTCTTGCATACCAAGACAGAAATATTAAAAAAGATAAAATGTCATACGGCATGAAACAAGATGTTAATAGTTATTGGAGATACACCGAAGGCCCAATGAAAGGACAGAGAGTTTTTCCAGATGTTACAAAAGAAAAAGAGGAAGAAGAAAAAGAACCCTACAATATTGGTGACGAGGATAAATTACGAGATGATTATAGATCTGAGTCAAAAGAATTTGTAAATGTAAGAAATGCTTTTGGAAGAATATTATCTGTAGAGCCTACAGCAGCTGGTGATTTATCTTTAATATTTAATTATATGAAAATGTTAGATCCTGGCTCAGTAGTAAGGGAGTCTGAATATGAAAATGCAGCACAATCTGGTGCTTTTGGAGAAAGGGTTAAAGCCGCATATTTAAGATATAAATCTGGTGAAAGACTTACAGAGTCTATGAGAGAAGATTTTAAAACACAAGCAAATAATTTATATCAAACACAATCAGATAATCAATCTTATGTAATGGAAGAATTTAAAAATTTAGCTGAAGAGTATGGTATGAAACCATCAAGAATAGTACAAAATTATGGTAGCCCAATAGAAGATAAATTACTAGAAATAAAATTAAAATCCTTACCATTAAATGAATTAGCAACATTAGATTTATCACAATATTCAGAAAAACAATTAGACATTATTAAAAAAGTTATAAAATCTAAAGGAAAACAATAATGGCAACCTTAGAAGAAATTAAAAAGCTTCAACAAGGACTGCAAAAACAAGAGCTTGTTGTAACTGAAGAAGAAGCAGAGCCTACAATACCCTATTTATCTGGTTTAAAATCACAAGCCTTACAAGGTTTAACCTTTGGACTTTCTGATGAAGTTGGTGCTGCTATAGGTTCTTTAGGTTCTTTGTTTACAGATGAAACTTTTTCACAATCTTTTGATAGAAGATTAAAAGAATCAAAAGAAGATTTACAAGCATTTCAAAAAGCTAATCCTAAATCAGCTTTAGGTGCAGAGATAGTCGGTTCAGTTGCGCCAGCTGTAGCATCATTGTTATTAATGCCTTTTACAGGTGGAACAAGCGGAACAGGTGCTGCTGCTGCAAGTGCTAGAATTTTAAGCAATCCATTGCTTGCTGGTAAAATTGCTAAGCCTGGTTCTGGATTATTAAGCAGAGCAGCAGAAGGAGCTAAAGTTGGTGCATTGCAAGGAGGAATATCTGGAGTTGGTTATGCTGAAGGTGGTGCAGAGGAAAGACTTTTTGGAGGTGCTTTGGGTGCAACAGCTGGGGGTGTTTTAGGCGCAGCAATACCAACGACTTTGGAAGGCGCAGGAAAATTAACTGGCATGGTTTCGTCAAGACAAGGAAAATTTAATAAAGAAGATGTTAAATCAATAAAAATTATTGCAGATCAATTTGCAAGAGATGAAATACCTATTGAAACAGTTTTGCAAAAAATACAAGACAACATTGCCGCCGACAAACTAATTGGATTGACTCCTGTTGAAATATTATCAGACTATGGCGGAGATGCTGTAACAAGAAAGCTAAGAGGAATTAAAACAAGAGTTTCTGGAATGAATATTGAAAAAAAGCTAATCGAAAGAACGTCTGGTACTGTAGAACAAAAAGCAGCAGCTTTAGATGCTTTAGAAGATCCAAATATACAGTCATCAAGAATATTAAAATCTTTAGAAGATGTAACTAAACAAACTTTAAAAACACCAAAAATAGATTTATCAGGCGGTGTAGATGATTTAATTGACACCATAGATTCTTATTTAGGTCCTATGTATGAACAAGCTTTTATAAAAAATCAACAGGTAGGAAATTTAGATTTATACAAATACTTACAAAATCCTGTTATAAGAGAGGCATACGAAGATGCAAGAAACGCATACAGAGAAAAATTAATAGCAAATGGAAGAAAACCAAATGCCATACCTCCTATTAGAAATTTATTTTTAAAAGATAAAGGAAAAATAATAGGCGTAAACAAACAACTACCATTAGAGTTTTTAGATTTAATTAAAAAATCAGCAGACCAGCAAACTTATGAAAAAATTGTAAGTGGTTCTCTCAGTAAAGAAAGAGCAAGGGATAGAAAAAAACTTGCAAATAATTTTAGAGATTTATTAAAAGAATCTACTGTTGGTGATGAGTATGTTGAGGTTTTAAAATTAGGTTCTGATAAATTTGCGTTATTAGATGCTTTTAATAAAGGAGCAATCTCACACAAACCTTCATCTTCAGCTAAAGCATTTTTTAATGAATATAATAATTTAAAAACAAATGTAGAAAAAGATGCTTTCAAAGTTGGCGTGTTCCAAGAGATATATAATCAAATAAATAAAACTGGAGATAATATTAATTTAGTTAAAAAAATATTTGACTCTCCAGATTTGAGACAAAAATTATCTATACTTTTTGAAAATGACATAGAGGCAAGAAGTCAGTTTATTAATAAATTAATAAGAGAATCAAACATAAGTTTAAAAACTGGAACAATAATAGGCGGTTCTAATACAGCAGAAAAATTATTAGACGCCGAAGATGCTGTCCAAGCTCTTTCAGACTTAACTGTCGCTGGAACAGCTCCAACAAGTTCAGCTGGTATAAGAGCTATAGCAACTACTGTTAATAAGGCCAGAGATATTATTTCTAATCCAACAGAAAAAAGAGCTAGAAGTATTGGTAATATTTTATTAGAACAAAACCCAAAAAAACAACAAGAAATATTAGAACTAATGCAACAATTGCAAGGAAGTAGACAATTTAAAGAAAAGCTTTTAAGTGATGTTGGTGGGGGTTCTATTAGATATGGAACACAACAATTTCCACAATTTTTGAACGAACCACAATAACCCTATGCCACGCCAATCAGAAAGAGTTGGCCGATCTGGAGAATATTTAGTAGCCTCGCTACTTTCTTTATATGCTGATACTGTGGTTATCGTTCCACATAGTGCAGAAGCAGACATTATCTTTGACGTTGACCATAAGCTTTATAAATGCCAAGTTAAAACACAATCTAAAATAAGAAACCATAGAGTGTCATGGGAATATGACTTTAGGCGTGGTTCGTTTACCAAGAAAAGACATTATGAAAAAGATGCAATAGATGTTTATGCCTTGGTTGCATTAGGCCCACAAAAAGTTATCTTTACTTTTCCAGACGGCAGTAAACAGAAAACTATTAAAGACGAAGAAATGCAAGCGATGGACTCGCTAACTAATGTAAAAAACCTATTTAAAGAGCTTCGATGTCAACAGACACCTTAGGTTCTTCATAGTATTTAACAGAGTTCATACCTAATGATATTAGATATTCAGCCACTTCATGTGGTTGTTTCTGCTCACTCTTACA